AACAGGAAGAACAACTTAAACAGATTATGATTTATGCCGGAAGGCCCGGACTGTGGGGTGACTGGCAACGCTTTCAGGCAAAGGCACGAACTGCACGACGAGAGGCAGAGGTAGCTGCAGCCAAGCGCCGTCAGAAGATGATAGACTGGACTCTCATCATAGTAATCTCGTCCGCACTTCTGGCAATCCTTGTAGGCTTTATTCTCTTACTGGCTCACCATCAGGGCAAACTATAATTTACTTGCAAAATACACACTTTTGTGATATACTAGGTGTATTTGGGGGTTGACATGCACAGGCTGGCTATACAAGCGTTACAACACAAATATCAGGCGGAGATGGCAGATGCAGAGTTTGTATTCCAAGTGTATCTGGATAAGCCGGTGGGCGTCGGTGAACATCCGGGTTTGCTGGAGGAAATGGACGCGGCGCTTACGCGATGGGGTGACGCGCAGGACAAACTGGCTGCACTCGCTACTCTCACGATGGAGATAAAAGATGCCGAAGAAGAAGAGCCAACGCTCTTTGACAGCGTGGACTAAGCAGAAGTGGCGCACCAAAAGTGGCAAGCCGTCCACACAAGGTCCGAAAGCTACCGGGGAGAGATATCTACCGGAAAAAGCTATTAAGGCGCTCTCCGCGCATATCGCAAGGTACGATAGATGACATTCTTAGAACTTATCAACGCTGTGTTACGAGAAATCAATGAAGTGGAGATTACCACAGTTTCTTCGACGCGCGGTATTCAGACCTCAGTCAAAGACTTTATCAACAAAGCACAGCGAGACATTATCAACTCCGAAGTTGAGTGGCCGTTTACTGTTGTTAATCAGTCTTTTACGACTACTGCGGGAACAGGAGAGTATTCCCGAGAGTCAAATGCAAAGACTGTTGACTATGATAGTTTTACTGTACAAGAGTCCGCATCCACGGCGGAAAAACAACTAAAATACCTTTCGTTCAATGAGTATTTAGAGAAGCGCAACGAGGCAGACACTAATCCCGATACGGGGTCTCGTGCGTTGCCCGAGTTCGTATACAAAACTCCGGACCAGAAGATTGGCCTGTCGCCCGTGCCTGACAAGTCCACGTACACCGTACGATACTATTATTATCAGACCACATCAGATTTGGCGAACAACACCGACGTGTCTGTTATACCCGAGCGTTTCCACGATGTAATTGTCAACCGCGCTCGTTATTACGTTCATATGCTTCGCTCTGATGTCCAGTTTGCACAGCTTGCGTTGCGTGACTACAAGGAAGGACTGCTTCGCTTGCGTGTCGAACTGATCAACCGTAAGGATTACATGAGGGCCGTCTGATGCCAGATACTTCACTACTCAGCCCATTTGTTGTGAAGTTAGGCGGCGGTTTGGTGCTTGATAAGGATGCCTTTACCCTACCCCCCGGTGCGGCTACACAGTTGCAAAACTTTGAACCTGACATCAACGGCGGATATCGTCGCATCAACGGGTTCGCCAAATTCAACTCGAACATCGTGCCACAGACCAGTGCATCTAGCGAAAAGGTTCTTGGCGTACACATTTACAAAGATCAGGTCATTGCTGCACGTGGTGAAAAGGTATTCAAGGGTGGCGCAACAGGATCGTGGACAGAAATAGACACAGGCCGCACCAGTGCAGGACGATACAACTTCGTCAACTTCAACTTCGACGGCACAGACAAGGTAGTATTCGTAGACGGCGCAAACCTTGCATCGGTCTTCAACAACACTAGCGTCACTGACGTAAGCGCCAGCGGCAGACCAGCGGACCCCAAGTTTGTAGAGGTGTTTCGAAGCCACGTGTTCTACGCAGGCATGTCTGCAAGTCCACAAGAACTCATCTTCAGTGTGCCGTTTGACGAGGACGATTTTACATCAGGTAGTGGTGCAGGATCAATTAAGGTTGATGGCATCATCAAGGGCATTAAGGTCTTCCGTGAAAGCCTTTTTGTCTTCTGCGAAGACTCGATCTTCAAGATCACGGGTTCTAGCCTGTCTGACTTTGCAGTCGTGCCGGTCACACGTAAGATTGGTTGTGTAGACGGCTTCAGCATTCAGGAAATATCGGGTGATATCGTCTTTCTCGCACCAGACGGACTACGCACAGTTGCCGGTACGGAGAAGATCGGCGACGTTGAACTCGGCACCGTATCGAAACAGATACAACCTCGCCTTGACAATGTGTCGACCGAACGAATCTCGTCATTAGTCATACGTAACAAGACTCAGTATCGCCTGTTCTTTCCTACCGACGCACAGGCAGCATCGGCGGCGCTTGGCATTATAGGAGTTATTAAGTCGGGCGTCGAAGGGGGCATAGGCTGGGAGTACGCTGATCTCAAAGGTGTTAAACCTGCGTGTGCAGCATCCGGTTTTATCAGCGGAGTCGAAACGATCCTGCACGGGGGATACGACGGCTACATTCACAAGCAAGAGTCGGGCAACACTTTCGACGGTACAAACATAAACGCAATCTATCGCTCTCCCGACTACACGATGGGGGACGCGGGTATACGAAAGTTGATGCAGCGCATCATCTGGAACTACGAAAACGAAAGTGCGGTGAACTCCAAGTTCCGTATTCGCTACGACTTCGCTTCGGCAGATGTTCCGCAACCAGCGGAGTACGATTTAACGACAGGCTCCGCAATCGCTTTGTACGGTCTGACCGCGTCGACATACGGCACCGCAGTGTACGGATCGTCAGGCACACCGCTCGTACGACAAAGCGTAGAAGGCGGAGGGTTCACAGTAGCCGTGCGCTTGGACGACACACAAGGTGCAGCCCCGATATCTATAAAGGGCTATCAATTAGAATTTACTCCGGGAGGGAGGAGATAACACATGGCAGGTTACACTAGACAGTCGTCTTACTCTGACGGCGATACTATCACCGCCGCACACAGTAACAACGAATTCGATCAGGTTCTTGCTGCGTTCAATAACTCGACCGGCCACAAGCACGACGGCACGGCAGCAGAGGGTCCGGTTATCGGACTCATTGGTGATCCGGGCGAGACCACACCGAAGAACAAAGTCGTTGTTGACAACCCCAACAATCAGATCGAAGTCAGCGTTGACGTATCAGGTACATCCACTGAACAATTCGTCTTCAAGGACGGTGTGATTGAGCCGACAACCAACAACGACATCGATCTGGGTTCGTCGAGCAAGCAGTTCAAAGACCTGCACATCGACGGCGTTGCAAATGTAGACAGCATTGCGATGCCAACCACAACCGTCACGGACATCCTAGACGAAGACAACATGTCGTCTAACAGTGCCACCGCGCTTGCCACACAACAGTCGATCAAAGCCTATGTCGATACACAACTCACAGCAGAAGACCTCGACTTCCAAGCTGATACGGGCGGCGCACTCAGTATCGACTTGGACAGCGAAACACTCACATTTACTGGTGGTACTGGCATTGACACTAGTGGCTCTGGCAATGCCGTCACTTTTGCTATTGACTCTACTGTAGCCACCCTCACGGGTTCGCAGACTCTGACGAACAAAGGAATCGATGCTGACAACAACACGGTGTCGAATCTCGAAGTGGACAACCTCAAGTCGGGCGTCCTCGATACGGACCTGTCTAGTGTTGCTGGCACCGACACCACCCTTGCATCAGCCAAAGCTATCAAGGCATATGTAGACAGTCAAGTAACGGCACAAGACCTCGACTTTCAGGGTGACAGCGGTGGCGCACTTAGCATTGACCTTGACAGCGAAACTCTCGACATCGCTGGCGGCACTGGCATCGACACATCCGGTTCAGGCAATACGCTGACTGTTGCAATCGACAGCACCGTAGCTACGCTGTCCGGTTCTCAAACACTGACTAACAAAACCATCGATGCCAGTCAGTTGTCCGGCACCGTTGCGAACGCACGTCTCGACGCAGAACTACAGGCACTTGCTGGTCTGACATCTGCTGCTGACAAGGGCATTCAGTTTACTGGTTCTGGTTCTGCGGCAACGTATGATCTTACGGCAGCGGGTAAGGCTCTTTTGGATGACGCTGACGCTGCTGCCCAGCGCACAACTCTGGGCTTGGCTATCGGCTCTGACGTACAGGCGTACGATGCTGAACTCGCAGCACTCGCCGGTCTCACCTCTGCAGCAGATAAAGGCATCCAGTTCACTGGCTCCGGTACTGCAGCCACGTACGACTTGACCGCTGCGGGTAAGGCACTGCTTGATGATGCAGATGCAGCGGCACAGCGTACAACTCTTGGTCTGGCGATTGGCAGTGATGTTCAGGCATACGATGCAGAACTTGCTGCACTGGCTGGTCTCACGTCTGCTGCCGATAAGGGCATTCAGTTCACTGGTTCTGGCACCGCAGCCACATACGATCTTACGGCGGCAGGTAAGGCGCTTCTCGACGACGCGAATGCTGCTGCACAAAGAACTACACTAGGCTTGGGGACAGCAGCAACCTCCGCCTCTACAGACTTTGACGCTGCGGGTCAATCAGTGGTCATGGCTATCGCACTGGGTTGACAAACCTCAAGAAATAATCTATAATGTATCCGAAGAGGGATAACTATGGCAAACGCATTTCTAAGTGAAACGGACACGGCTGTCGGCACTGGTGCCGCAACCATCTATACCTGTCCTTCCTCCACTGAAACCACCGTCATTGGTCTGTCAGTTGCGAATATCGTAACCTCACAGATTACAGTGAGTGTAAAGCTGAACGGCGCAGGCCGTACCAGCGGCGCAGTTGACAACGTGCATCTCGTAAAGGATGCACCGATTCCTGTCGGCGGTACACTCGTGGTAGTGGGTGGAGATCAGAAGGTTGTGATGGAGCCGGGTGACACAATCACTGTCACGTCCGACACTGCCTCGTCTGCGGACGTGGTACTTAGCCATCTTGACATTACGTAAGGGAGTAGGCGATGCCGTCATATCAGGGTAACTCACCTGCAATCGCTTATATTTCGACACCGGCTGTACAGCAGTTCAGCGGCAATGGGTCTACGACTACGTTCACCCTGAACCGTACCGTTGCTGACAAACAGTCGGTGTTGGTTTCTGTAGACGGTGTTGTCCAAGATGCGGCATCTGCGTATACTGTGCCAGACGGTACGACACTCACTTTTACTGCTGCACCCTCTAGCGGCACCAACAACATCTTCGTAAACTTCCTCGACCTGACTGCCGGTTCAATCACACCGCCAGCAGGGAACAAGGGTAACTTCAAGGGTGGTGGCCTGTTCCGTACCAACGCACAGTCACTTACGGCAGACACAACCATCCTTGCAACTGAAAACGCAAACGTGACAGGCCCGTTCACTGTAGCCAGTGGCGTGACCCTGACCGTTGAAAGCGGCGGGACATTGGTGACGCTATGAGTACGTTGAAGGCAGATACTATCCAAAGTACCGGCGGCGGTGCGGCTACGCTGACTAAACAACAGGCGGCAAAAGCGTGGGTTAATTTTAGTGGCACATCAACGCCCGCTTTTCGTGATTCATTTGGGGCGAGTTCGTTGTCCGATGATAGCACAGGAAATTATACCGTAACACTTACCAGTGCAATGTCTACAGCAACGGATTGGTCGGGTGCAATAAGCGGAAATGGAGCGGGTTATACACATTCTTTTGGTGGAACAAGCGGTGCGTTTACAGCGACTACTTTTCCTGTGAACGTAAGAGCAGCAGCTAGTTCAGACGCTGACATTAACCTTCTATGCGGACAAGTATTTGGAGACCTCGCATGAGTACCATTCTTGTAAACACGCTGACTGGTACAAGCACTGCTGGCTCTATTGCAGTCACGGGTGAAGGCAACTCGACGACCACAAACTTGCAGCAGGGGCTGGCGAAGATGTTTGCCTTTGTTGAATACGTTTCTTCGGGAGACAGTTTCTCTCTGACAAACTCTTTAAATGTAAGTTCATCAACTGACGCTGGAACTGGCTTGAATACAATCACAGTAACGAACGCTTTTGCTAACGACGATATTGCAGCTTTAGGCTCATCAGGTTTTAGAATAATTGGCCCTAACAATACTGCTGCCGCTGTTACCACGACAACGATACAGTACACCTATTATAATGCCGCCGGAAATTTTGCCGAAATTAGTAATGATACAAGTGGTTCTGGTGGAAGTTATACGGCACATGGAGACCTCGCATAATGCCTAGTTTCGGAACAATCAAAGCAGATACCCTGACGCACTCGACTGCGGGTTCGCTGGCTACGAATTTTGTTGTGAATGGTAGTGCGAAATCTTGG